GGCGGTTTTTAGCAGCAAATGTGTTTACTCATATTTTAACTTATGATTACTACTTATGATTACTACTAGTAGTAATTCTTAGGCTTCCTACTAAAGGTAACTACTAGTAGTAAATCCAAAGTCTGGCCTTAGGTAATTATTCTGCTTACATGTACATGTTTACAGAAGTTAACCTAAGAGTCATAAAAACACTTGACAAGCTTACTAGAATAGTGTATAACTACTTCTTTTACTAACAAGGAGTATCTATGTTACATCCCTTAAATAAACAAGTATCTACTATCTCTACCTCTGAAATCTACAACTATGCTTTCTTTTGTGTTAAGAAGTTTGTAGGTCCTAAACTAGATAGTGAAGTTCTGCCTAACTTTGGAACCCATGTTTCTATAGAAGACCTAGCTATGGATGCTGTTGAGAAAGTAGTCCGAGCGAATCCTATGTATATAACTAAAACTTATATCAGGATAGCCGCAAGATGCGTATGTATACGTAAGCTTCAAATAAAGAAACTACCTAAGTACATTAAACCTGAGGAAGATGAGATCCCTATAGAAGTTGAAGGAAACATAGAAGACTCCCTAAGACCTTTAGAGGACTTATTAATCTCTTCCATGGATCCTCTACAACAAAAGATATACCATGAACTACTAAAGAATAAGATGTATGTGGAGATAGCAGAAACCCTAGGTATCTCTTTGCGTACACTAGAACGACAAGTACAGGAACTAAAGTGGCTTTGTGAATATCTGCTTACTGAGGAAGACCCTGACCTAAAACTAAGGAGATTATAATGCTTACTGAAACCGAGGAGTTATTTCTACTCCATTTAGAAACTAAACCTACTATTAAGAGTGCATCGGAAGCCACGGGTATCTCTCAGGCCCAAGGCTACGGATTAGCCCGTAAGTTAAAGGATGTAATACTAGAGAGAGCTAGGGAAAACTTAGCTACTGCTGCTCTTAAAGCTACAACTACTGCCATTGATCTACTGGATGCTGATGCTGCCACAGAAAAAGGGGAACTTAAATTAGCTGCCTCTAAAGAAATCCTAGATAGAGTAGGATTAACTAGACATACCTCAGTTGAAGTCTCTATTGAGAATGAGAATGGTATCTTTATACTTCCTGCGAAGGCTTCTAGTGATACTTAAGACCTCAAGGTACCCTAGGGTACCCTAACTAAACAAAAGCCTCTTAAAATGGCTTACAGGAGACCCTATGACCTTCAAGGATACTCTCGAAACCTATGGAAACCCATTACTAGGGTTTCCCTCAGAGAAAACCTATGCTAAATTACTAGAAATATCTCCTCAATTAGATGAGTTATGGCATCAACTAGTATTTGAACCTATTAAATCCCTTAAGCCCCCATTGTTTCATGATAAAACAGAAGATAGAACCTTATGGTTAGCTGATCCTAAGCTCTATGTTCCTTATGTTCAAGCTATGTTTGCTTCACGCTATAGTAAAACCATGAGTATAAGGGAAGCTAAAGAGAAACTAACGTCCCTAGGCTACCATATTAGCTCTGATGGTCAGTTATCAAACATATGGAACCGATGTGAGACTAGGTTAAAACTCAAGGATAAGACTAAACTAGCTATTAAAGCAGTCCAAGAACGTAAGGCTGAAGCAAAAGCCGCAGGGAAAACTAAGATAAACCCTATGACAGATGCACGTAAGGCTCAATTGGCTGAGGCACGTAAGATTGCTCAGGAAAAGAGGTTAATAGCTAAATTAAAGAAAGAACAAGCCTTAGCGACACGTAGGTTAGCTTCCTCAGCGGCTAAAGCAGGACGTACATCTAAGGATATCAAACAGACCAAAGAGGAACGTAAGGCTTCCCTAGGTCAAGTAAAGGAAGAGATTAAAGCTTCAGGTAAGAAAGTCTTATATGAACCTACTTCTAAACAAGCTGAGTTCCATGCAGCCGATGAAGACATAGTTCTCTACGGAGGAGCGGCAGGTGGCGGTAAGTCCTATGCTATGCTTGTAGATGTATTAAGATACTGTCAACACGATGGTTACCGAGGTCTCTTGATCAGACGTACATCCCCAATGCTTAAGGAATTAGTATCAGTAAGTAGATCCTTATATCCTAAAGCTTTCCCTGGGGCTAAATTTAATAAATCAGAAAACGTATGGACCTTTCCTAGTGGAGCTACTATACAGTTTGGTTACTTAGATAGGGAAGAAGATCTAGAGAACTACCAAGGTTTACCTTATTCCTACATAGGATTTGATGAGATACAGCACCAAAGATCAGATGCAGGTTTCATTTACTTGCTTTCTAGGTTACGTAATGCTAACCCTGAGATCAAGTGTTATATAAGAGCTTCTGCTAACCCTGGCGGCTCCCCTTGGGTCAAAGAGTTATTTATAGACTCTGCACCAGCGAACACTCGTTTCTATAAGAATGGATTAAGTTACCGATTTATACCTGCGAAACTGGAGGATAATCCCTACTTAGATACCCCTATAGGCGATGAGGTCATGTCCCCTTACCGTAAGATGCTGATGGCATTACCTGAGGTACAAAGGAAACAACTACTTGAAGGTGACTGGATGGTAGGTGAAGATGCTATGTTTGCTTTTGCTGAAGCTGTGCATGTTACTGATGAAATGCCACCGTTACACTGGGCTATTGTAAACTCACTAGACTATGGATATAAAGATCCTGCTGCTTCCTTATGGGGAGCCGTATGTGCCCGTACAGGGCAGATTGTTATCTATAGTGAACTTGAGTGCTTAGAGCATGACCATGTTGCTTGGGGACGTAAAGTCCTTGAACATGAGGGGTACATTCCCCAAGGTATCGATAGAGTGATAGATGACTCAGTATTCAGGAACGCAGGACACATAGGACCTGGAGTCAGAGAACAGTTAGCTCAGATAGGATTACAACCTAGACCTGCTGATAGGAACCGTGAGGCTGGATGGAACCAAATCTACCAGAGACTTCTGGTGAACCCTGAAACACAAGCCCCTCAGTTACTTGTGCATTCTAGTTGTGTTAAGCTTATAGAACAGTTACTAACAGCTAGAGTTAACCCTAAGAAACCTGATGATATCGATGAGAAGCGTATTAAATCAAAAGGACGTACGCATCACTGGGATCTTCTAGATGCCCTAAGATATCTATTAATGTCAAGACCACAGGCTCTTACTATTCAAGAAAGATCCATGAGGCATAAAACAAGTGCCCAAGGCTTCGAACGTTACAGAGGTTACTTTCAATAGTGCCTCACCCCTCAGTATTCTTTCCTCTGACATGCAATGTGTCCTTACTTTAATAACTCAATAGGAGATTGCATATGGCCTCATTATTAGGCAACAAACCCGAGACTATCGAAGCACCCCTTGAGGTGCCAATGAACCCTGAACAAGCAGCATTAGACGCAAAGTTTCAGGAAAAGATGAGATTAGGACCACTAACCTCTAGGATACATGCCCACTTAAGTGAAGCAGAGACCTCTAGACTTACTGTGGAAAACCAATGGATTAAGAACTTACAGGCGTATCGTGGCGTAGATAGTAACCAAGCAGGGAAGAATGATGCTAAAGCAGAGTTTCGTTCTAGTGAGGAACATAAACCTTTCATAAGAACTACTACTGTTAAAACAAGAGCAGCCTTTGCTCAGATCATGGAATCCTTAATGCAAAACTCTAGGTTCCCTTTGATGATTGAATCTACACCCGTGTCCTCAGGTGCTCCTGATCTCGCTGTAGCTGATCCTAATTCCCCTGAGTCTCAAGAAGACTTCGGTATTGGATATGCAGGAGACGGAAAAACTATGGTACCTGGTGCCACACAGCAGGCCTTAGCTTGGCAGGATAGTGATCCTTTATATGCTAATCTAAAAGAAGGTAAAGATCAAACAGGCGGACAGTTAGCTCAGTTATCTCCTTCTGCTCGTAGTGCTGAACAGATGACTAAGATAATCCAAGATCAGTTAGAGGAATCTAATGCTCATACGGAATTACGTAAGTCTGTGTTTGAAGCTTGTTTACTAGGTAGTGGTATCATGAAAGGGGTATTCACTGAACAAAAAACAATACATAAGTGGGTTGATGGTGTATATTCTCCTGAGTATACTAATGTACCAAAGGTACGTTCTACTTGCTTATGGGACCTCTATATAGACCCTAACGCTATTACTTTTGACGATGCTGAATGGGTAATCGAAAGACATCGTATGACTGCTAAACAGCTTAGAGACTTAAGTATTCAACCTGAGTTTCGTAAAGAATGTATTGACTCATGTATTGCTTCAGGTGCTAATTACACGAATAAATCTTTTGAAAGTATTGTACGAGAAGAAGAAGCTATTATGAACCAAGGGAGACTTTGGGAAGTATTAGAGTACTGGGGTTACATCAGTAACGAGGAAGCCGTTTCTGCTGGCTTAGCTGTTGACGATAACATTGCTCAAGTGCATGTGAATATTTGGATGTGTGGTGATGAGATCTTACGTATAGTAACTAATCCATTCTTACCTCAACGTATCCCTTACTTCATGTTTAACTATGAACAAGATGCTTATAACGTATATGGTACAGGTGTCCCTGAGACTATGGAAGATTCCCAACGTATGATGAATGGGTTTGCTCGTCTCGCTGTAGATAACCTAGCTCTCGCAGGTAATATGGTATTTGATGTAGATGAATCTATGCTAGTATCAGGTCAAGATCTCGATATATACCCAGGAAAGGTATTCCGTAGACAAGGCGGACAACCAGGAGCAGCCGTACAAGCCCTTAAGTTCCCTAGCACTGCTAACGAGAACCTTCAGATGATGGAGACTTTCCGTAGACAGGCTGATGAAGCCACAGGTATCCCTTCAGTATCCCATGGACAAACAGGAGTTACTGGTGTAGGTCGTACTTCTTCAGGTCTCAATATGATACTAGAGAACGCTAGTCTCAACATAAAAACAGTAATCCGTAATATGGATGATGACTTACTACAACCTTTAGGTCTTATGTTGTTCTACTGGAATAATCAATTTAACTCGGACAATATACCAGCAGGTGACTTTGAATGTGTTGCTACAGGTATTCGGTCTTATACTAAACAAGAGATTAAAGTCCAGCGTATCCAGACGTTACTACAGCTATCTCAGAACCCTGCATTAGCACCTATGGTCAAGTTACCTTACTTAATTAGAGAACTAGTTAAAGGTATGGATCTAGACCCTAATGAAGTTATTAACGATATGGATGAAGCTAAAATATACGCTGAGATCATAGGCATGGCAGGAGGCGTAGGTTCTTCCGCAGGAGGTCCTCCTCAGACAGGAGATCCAGCTACTTCTAATGCTACTGCGAATACTGAAGGTGCAGGTAACGAGGGAGGTGTTAATGGACAAGTCCCAAGCGTCTAGAATGAAGCCTTTGATAACCAATCCGTCTAACTGGGAGATAATTTCTAGTTACGTGGCGGTTGAAAAAGAGGCTTTGGTTACAAGATTACAAACATGTTCCGAGATGGATTTAAAAAAGATACAAGGGGAGTTAGCTGCTCTTAATAAATTATCTGGATTACCATCTCAACTTAAACTGGAACAGAGAGCCAAGCGGTAACCTCTGTTCTTTAACATAAAACTAGAACTCGATGTCTAAGGATCCTCTGTGTACCCAAAGAATTGACCTAGCAAGGAGAAACAAATGACTCAAACAACACAACGTAGTTTACTAAACCAGCCTGGTAACTCAACTCAGACTACCGTAACTGCAGGTTCAGCACCCGAACAAGGCCAAGTAGGGGACGCGCCTAGTGAGCAACCAGTCCACGATTGGGAAAAACGTTATAAAGACTTACAATCATTTAACTCTCGTAAGATAAACGAGCTAACAAATGAAGTGAAAGCCTTAAAAGAACAAGGAGTACCAAAGGTACAAGCTCCGAGAACTCCAGAAGAAATGGAGACCTTCAAGTCAGCTAATCCCGAGATGTACTCAGTAATTCAACACATGGCTACCGAGATTTCCCAAGCTCAAATGCAAGGGTATGATCAGAAGATGGCTACTGTGCAGAATGATTTACTAGATACCAAACAAGACAAAATGATGCTTACTATTAGAGAAGCCCATCCAGACTTTGAGCAGATTGTTAATTCTGACGGGTTTTCTGAATGGACCTCTGCGCAATCATCAACCGTTAAAGATTGGATCTGGAACAATCCTGATAATCCTGAATTAGCTATAAAAGCTCTCAGTCTTTATAAGTACGAGTCAGGTCAAAAACAAACTAAGGCTCCCGAAGCTCATGCTGCGGTAATCACAAATTCAAGTGGTGCCACAGAAACTGACAGTAGGAATCACCCAGCGAAGTTATGGAAGGAATCTGAAATACAACAGATGTCCCCATCGGACTTTATTAAATGGGAAGATACTATTAGTTTAGCTCAAAGGGAAGGCCGAATTCTTATAGGTCAATAAATAAAGAGGTAAATAATAATGTCATATTTTAACGGTACCAGCACAACCAACTTTGGTGCTAACTCTCCATCAGGTGCTTTCTCACCTACTATCTTCTCACAGAAGGTACTTAAGTTCTTCCGTACTGCATCAGTAGTCGAAGGTATTACTAACAACGATTACTTTGGTGAACTAGCGTCATTCGGTGATAGTGTGAAGATCATGCTTGAGCCTGTGTTAACTGTGTTACCATATACTCGTGGTACAGAGGTAACCGAAGAGGCTTTAGAAGATAATGAAATCACTATTGAGATCAACAAAGCTAACCATTTCGCATTTAAAGTAGATGACATCGAAGAGAAGTTATCACATGTAAATTGGGAATCATTAGCAACTAGCTCAGGTGCTTACGCGCTTAAGAACTCTTATGACCGTGAAGTATTAAGCTTTATGTCTCAGGGCGCTCAAGCAGATAACAT